TTACTATATAAAATATCTTCAATGATATTTATAGCTGCCTTAGATTTTTGAACTCCAGAATTAGATTTTTTCCCAATTCCTATTGAAAAATTAGAGTATTGTTTTTTTATATTAGAAAAAAATGGTAGATATTGTGTTTTTAAAGATTCATTAATATCTTTTAATTGTACTAATTGAGATTTTGTTAAAACATTAGCCACTTATTATCCCATCAATCTTTAATTGCTCTGTTAATCTTTCATAAAACCAGTTTAATTTATTTAATGGCATATTTTGACAATCAAAGTAGTTTAATTTCCCATAATAAATTAATTGAAATCTTTTTTCTAAGATATTCTTTAAATTTTCTGAATAAATCTTAAAAAATGTCTTCAAATCGAAAGGGCACATCTATTAATACCTCTGTTTGGCATTTTGCACACTTTACTTTAGCAGAAAATACGGGACCATGAAAATATTTATCAAATTCTTTTTCAATATTTTTTATTGCCACTAAAGAAACTTCTGAAAGATATTCTATTCTTTTTTCAATATCTTCTGAACCAGAAACCATACAAGAAGCCATAGAATATAGATAAGTTGAATTTCCCTCTAATTTATAATCAAGGATGTTTATTTCATTATCTAATGTTGGATAGGTAAATTTATGTTTTTCTCCATCTATATCAACTTCTATAGGTAATTTTAAATCACTAGGAAAATATTCTATTTCTATTTGACTTAAATCAAAAGAAGTATGTGATTCTTTCTTACATTTTTCACAAAAAACAGGAAAATTAATAGTTTTTGAATAGCTATTAACTGCTTCCCAAAGCATAAGAAATGCAACATCTCCTATGGTTAATTTCCCAATTTCAATTCCTTGAACACATTGTTCTAAAATACATTTAAATGTCTTACTAAGATTGTCATAATTTAATTCAGACATTAATTCAGCATCACTCCCTTTAAATTTCCTTATTTTGATATCACCATCCTTTATTCCTTCATATGTCAAACATTTTGAAGGTAAATTTATTGAAACATAATTATCACTCATTCTTTTCTCCGGTTAAAACAAATTATTAAAAGTAGATTCAATTTTATCAAATCTAAAGGTTATTTCATATCTTAAAACATTCTCATCATTGTAATCTAAAACATATTTAGGAAAAGATATTGGAAAAGCATTTTTAATTCTAAACATTTCAGCAGGTATTCCAGACCTATGCTGTAAAAATAAATAAATGCTTCTTTTATAGACCGAAGATGGAGAATAAAAACCTTGAGAATCAATTATTTTGCTTTTCCACCCATATAGATATTTTGAAACAATATCTGGATTTGGAGAAACAAAAGTCATTGTTAAAGTATCTATATTTTGTCCACTAGGAAAAAACTTTCTTTCTGCTCCTGCCTTAGATTCTAAAATCTCTGTAATATTATAATTACCAATTTTTATTGATTGACAAAATTTAGAAGCAGCATATCCGGGGATATTTCCAAAAATTGAAGGAAGAATACATTCCCAATTATATGTTCTTTGTAAATCAATATTAGGGAGTTTTACAAAATTTTCAAGAAGATTTGCCATTATTAATCAATTGGTTCCCAAAAATCATATGAGAAAGTAACAGAATACTTTATTCCACCCTCATCATCATAAGACAATGGAATGTCTTCTCTATTCTCAACATAACACCCAATTAATCTAATTTTTTTAGATATTGTTCCATCCATATCCATTAGTTTTAAATAAATATCTGTTTTTATAGCAGGATTTCCAAGACCTGTTTTATCATTTATAATTGCTTGTTGCCAATCATAAATAGCCTCATAAATCTTCCTATCTTCTCCTTCTATAAATGTAGCTGACCATGTATGAGAATAAGATAACTTGCCCGGAAATTTTACACCGCCTGTTTGTTTATAATTAACTAAAATAGAACCAACAGCCCTTCCGGGGTCAATAACAGATTGACATCTTAATTCTAATGTTTCAGCTTCACCACCTAAAGGATTTACAAATTGTATCTCCCATAAATAAGTTTTCGCTAAATTAGAAAGCTCATTTTTAAATGTGTTTATACTTGAATTTCCCATAAAATAAACCTCAAATTATAATAAAGTACCTTTTGCAATCAATTCGTTGAATGATGCTCCAGTGTTAGTAACAATAGTTTGTAATCGAATAAATTCTGCTACTCTTGCAGGTTTTACAAACACATCAACTCTTAATTCATTCCTGTCTATAACAGCAGAAGTATTATTGGTAGTATCACAAACAACCTTAAATCCTTCATCTGTTTCAGTTTGAAATGCTCCTTGAGAAGCTAAATAATCCATGTATTCATAAATAGTAGCATAAATTCTAAATCTAGTAAGCTCATTATTAAGCTCAAAAGTAAAATCTTGCAGAGATGCTACAATAGCTTTTTCCATCATTATTAAAAGCCTTCTAACATTGACTCTATCAAGAGCAGAAGCCTTTTTCTGCATTGTTTTTTGTCCCCAAACTACAATGCCCCTGCCTCTAAATTCTTGAATTGGATTTACTCCAGCAACATATAAAACATCTCTCTCACCTTCTGTAAATATATTTTTAACTCCAAGAATTGGTAATCGGCCTCGATTAAATCCAGCAGGACCGCTCCAAGTATTAGCAACATTATCATTATAAGCATATTGAGCAGCGACATATCCAGACATAGGCAAATACATAGAAACATTATTGAATCCATCAAAGTCTTTGCCCCATCCAGCATATATAGCACAATAACTAGAATTTATTGCAGCTAAAGTTTGTTGCCTATATTCAACAATATCAGCAGGTTCAATATCAGTACTAGGAGTATCAAAAATAGCAATACAATCTTTTCTTGCTTCAGCAACATTTTTCATAGCTACTTGTACTTCTTGACTAGCTTCTCCACCATTTATTAGTATCCTAACATCTACATCATCAGGATTTGTAAATTTGCCCCAACCAGTTGCTAATTGTGTATCAGTAACCGTACTTCCAACTGTTCCACCTACAAAAAATACGGCAACTGCATTTACAGCAGGAAGAACTGTATCTGCTTCAGTAGTACCATCAACAATATAAATATAATCACTAAAACCATTAATTTTTTCTACAAGATTTAATTGTTGTCCAAAACCATCTAATTTTGTCTTTCTAGATACTGTCCATCTTTCTTTTTCAGAACTAATTCCATCTTCATCCTGCCAATAAACTACTATATCAAAAGTATAGGCTTTTGTTTCATCATCAATATATGTTTCTCCTAAAACCCACTGATGAACTCCAGCAGTCAACTCACCTGTAGCTACTTCCCAATATATAGCAGTATCAGTATCTACACCCGGCTCTATATCGTCATTAGACAATAAACAATTATAAACAATACTATTATTTTGAACTTTATACGCATTATAAGCATTTTCAACTATAATACTTATTTTATTATTCCATATTCCGGGGTCTTTACCATAGATTTTAAATAGTCCATCATCAGAATCCCAAACCCTAGAAGATTCACCAGTAGCGAAAGCAACAGTTGTTTGTTCAGAAGTAGATTCAGCATCATCAAACCCAACATTAACTCCACCATATAAGGGAGAATTTGCTACTCTATAACAATATAAAACTTTTCCTTGTGCAAGAAAAGCTAAAGCAGATTGATGGAAATAATGTCCTGTAGAAGTATCAGGCTCACCGTATTCTGCTACAAATTGTTGAGAATTAGTTATCAATTTGACATTTGCATTATCGCCTTTAGCACTATATCCAACCAAAGCAGAAGATGTAGTTGCTATATTAGGAACTATTTCTGAAATATCTAATTCCGAAGAATAAACTCCAGCACTCAAATATATACTCACGTTTTACTCCTTATTATGTTATTATAGTATTGTTTCTTATCAATCTTAAACTATCAGCCAATTCTTCATTGTAATCTGAATCATCTGGAGGAGCCACTATTTCGTCATATTGTGATGTTTCTAAATCATCTTTATCATATATTGTTAAAATAATGCTATTAATAATTCCAGAAGCACTTGAACTAGCAAAAATCCAACCATCAACTGTAATAGTTCCTTTCAGACAAAAATGAGTTCCTTTACTCATAATTGTACCAATATTTGACTCATCCGTCAAATTTCCAAACTTTAATTGCAAATTTAAATTATAATCTTCAGTTGAACCAGATGGAGTATATTCTAATTCTAAAAATGGATTAGTTGCTTGAAACCAAAAAAGATAGTTTTCAGCAACTAAATTTAATATTTCTGGACTTTTAGACCAAAAACATACATCATACTCCATTTTTACAGGAATAGATTTAACAGTTACAACCTCTCCTTGTGTCCATCCTGATTCAGATGAATCTTTAGTAGGAACATTTATTCCTCTTCTAGCAACAACTGTTCTTTGCCTTTTCCAATCCATTTCTAAAGTATTTCTCCAAAACGAAATAAACTCAGTTTTTGCTTTTCCTTTTTTCTCAGCCATTTTTCTAAAAGCTAATTCTTGTGGATATAAAATAGCTCCTAAGTTTATGCTTTCTAAGGATAGGATATCTTCAAATTTATCAAAAAGAAATCCTCTTAATCCTACATCAATTGCATTTAAAAAACTACTCATATTTAATCATTCAAAGGATATATAATTTTAGTTTTAATTTTAATCTCATCAATATTTACAACATCCACATTTCTTATAATTCCATTAACAGGTAGAACTACCTGCACTCCATCATCTAAATTAACATTGACTTCATTATTTGATACATTCTTAATCTCTCTAATTTTCATACAATACCTTTCTAATTGTTCACTCTCCTAGGAGCTATTAAATAATTCTTACTGATTACAGAATCATGAGTATTTCCAACTTGAATATCTACAACTTCAAATTCATCTGATACATCATCATCAGTATCTTCAACCTCTACATAATCTATATCTATTGAAAACCAACTTCTTTTTATAACATTAACTGATACCGTTGTTCCTGCATCATTTACAGCAGTAGATTTAAAATGAGCTAAAATAGGAGTATCTGCTTCTGTAAATAATCCTAATGCTTTTAATCTATAGGTGTTTGGACTCCATTCAACCCAAACTTCAGTTGTATAATGAGTATAAGTATATTCTGCACTTAATGATGTTAAATTACTGATTTCTCCATATATATCTAATTGCTCTACTTCATCAA